GGTAATCCGACATTTTACACAGATGCTTCGGGCACACCACTGCAAGGTTACGAACTGAACGAATACGGTCTCCAAGCCGCTTACTCCTTCTTGGGCATCGCAAACAGAGCTTTTGTAATCAGAGCAAACATTGACACAGCGGAATTAACAGGATCAGCGGATGCACCTGGTGGCACACCCAATGATGGTTATTACTGGCTTGATCTTGCTTCATCATCATGGGGCATCAAGGAATGGAACGAAAGCACTCAATCATTCACTGTGAAGACACCAATCTATGTCACAGACACAAACAACCTCAACGGCAATGCACCAAAAAGTTCAGTGGGACAAATTGGTGACTATGCCATAGTAGCAACCAACCCATTCAATAGATTGTACTACAAGACAAGATCAGCAACATGGGTCCAGGTTGGTTCAGCTTCATCAGCAACCAAAGATGCTTCATGGTCATCTGCACATCCAACTGTGAAAGGAACTGTGACAAATCCCACTTTGACAAACTCTGAATCTGTAACAATCAACGGAAACACAGTCACATCAATCGGTACAACTGTCACAACATTTGCATCAGCAATCAACTCTGCAAGCATCGAAGGTGTCCAAGCAGCCGCGGTAGATGGAAAATTAGAAATATATTCAATTCCTGTGGCATCAGGAGCTGACTCATCCACGCTTGCAATTGCAGCTGTGGAATTGGAAGATGTTTCAGGTACTCCATTTGCAGATTGTGGAATTTCAACCGGCACTGCCAACAGATATTTTCCACCAAAAGTATTCATTGGTCAGCACACAGAAGATCACGGATTTAGATCATCAGATGAAAGAGCAAGACCATCAGGTTCTGTTTGGATTCAGACCACTGAACCAAATGGTGGTGCAAACATTGTTGTCAAAAAATATTCAGAAACATCAGGGCAATTCGAATCTGTATCAGCTCCAGTGTACAAAACACAAGAACAAGCACTTCAACAACTTGACAGATCCGGTGGTGGTGTAAATCTTACAACAAATGATCTATTTGTTCAAGTAAACACAGGAGAAGATGAGTGGGATGATTCATCCAGAGATAGCGGTGAATTAGTTGATTTTGTTGTATTTCGAAGAAACAGAGGATCTGGCACAAGCACTCAGATTGTTTCAAACAAAATTGCAACAGCTTCATCAGCAGTGGGAAGTGGCGACACAATCAAAATGGCAGAAACCATCCTCAATGCATCTGTCACAACAAATGTGTCATCATCCATACTGAGCGAAAAAACACTAACCATGGGCGGCACAGACATCAACGATCTTGTTGATGCGATCAACGGTGCTGGCTTTGACAATGTTGAAGCAAGTTATGATACTACTTCAAAAAGATTGACACTTACACACACCAAAGGTGGCCAGATTTATTTCTCAGACACCAGTGGCACAACAATGAACGACATTGGTTTTGGCACAACATATGCCAACACATATGGTGATAACTCAAATCTTTCATCAGAAAAAATAGCCAACTTGTACACCGCACCAGCTGGCGATAAGGATGATTTTTCAACATATCCAAGTCTACCTGCAACTTATTCATTTGTTGCATCAAATTGGATCACTCTTGAAAACACACCCGATTCAGGCACAACATTTACTGCAATTCAGAGTGTGAATCAACCAACCAAAGATCCAGCAGACAGACAAACATGGTACAATACAACTGTCGACGAAGTAGACATTCTAATCCATAATGGCTCAGCATGGACAGGTTATCAGAATGTATCATCTGATGCAAGAGGTTTTGATCTTTCAGCAACATCGCCCAATGGAGTGATTGTTTCTGCAACTGAACCCGAAAATCAATCAGATGGCGCGGCACTGGTCGATGGTGATCTATGGTTAGACACATCAGATCTTGAAAATTATCCAAAAATTTATAGATATGATTCTTCACAAACATCTGGACAAGAATGGGTGTTGATTGATAACACTGATCAAACATCTCAGGATGGCATACTTTTTGCTGACTTCCGATACCATGACACTGGAACTAAAGATGTTGTGAATGAAGAAACACTCATCACAGATTTATTGACAACAGCAAGAGTTGATATTGATGCACCAGATCCAGCACTGTATCCAAAAGGCATGCTTGGATTTAACTTGAGACGATCAGGTTACAATGTCAAAGAGTTCAGAAAGAAATGGTTCACAAGAACCAACTTCCCAAGCACAGTGACTTATCCTTCATTACCATCTGAAACAGATGCATGGGTAACTGTGTCAGGACTCAAAACAGATGGCTCTCCTTACATGGGTAGAAAAGCACAGAGAAACATGATTGTCCAAGCCATGAAATCAACTGTAGAATCCACCACAGCACTGAGAGAAGAACAACGAGAATTCAACTTGTTGGCTGCTCCTGGATATCCAGAACTAATCTCAAATCTTGAAACACTCAACGCAGACAGAAAAGAAACTGCATTTGTGGTTGGTGACACTCCATTTAGATTAGCGCCAAACTCAACTGCCATAACAAATTATGCAAATAATACAGCAGGGGCGGCAGATAATGGCGAAGATGGACTATTGTCAACAAACTCCTTCACAGGTGTGTATTATCCAGCAGGATTTACAACAGATTTAGCAGGCGAATCAGTGGCTGTACCACCTTCGCACATGATGTTGAGAACTATTGCAGTGAACGATCAAGTTGCATTTCCTTGGTTTGCTCCAGCTGGAGTAAGACGTGGAACTATCGACAATGCATCGTCAGTTGGTTTTATCAACTCAGAAGGTGAATTTGAAACCACAGCTGTATCAGAAGGTTTAAGAGATTCGTTGTATTCTGTAAACATCAACCCAATTTCGTTTGTGACAGGCTCAGGTCTTGTTGCATTTGGACAAAAGACCAGACAACTTACTGCTTCTGCACTTGATAGAATCAATGTTGCAAGATTGGTTGCATTTACAAGACTGCAATTAGATAAAGTTGCAAGACCGTTTATTTTTGAACCAAACGATTCACTGACACGAAACGAAATTAAACAAGCTATTGAATCATTCTTGTTGGAACTAACTGCTCAAAGAGCACTGCGTGATTTTGCTGTCGTGTGTGATGAGTCTAACAACACACCAGCAAGAATAGATAGAAACGAACTGTATGTTGATGTTGCAATCGAACCAGTCAAAGCAGTTGAGTTTATCTTTATTCCAATCAGGCTTAAAAATACAGGAGAAATAGCAGCTCAAGGCCTTTAAAGGTACAAGTTGATAAAAGGAGACATGAATAGTAAATATTCATACTAGGAGAAACAAAAATGGCAGTATCAACACTATCAAAATTTACAGTACCACTAGCAAGTGATCAATCATCAGCCTCACAAGGCTTGTTGATGCCTAAATTACAGTATAGATTTAGAATCGTACTTGAAAATTTTGGTATATCAACTCCTAGGTCTGAATTGACAAAACAGGTTGTTGATGTAACACGTCCTAATTTGACTTTTGATCAAATTACACTTGATGCATACAACTCAAGAGTGTACATGGCGGGTAAACACACATGGGATCCTATTACACTTAATGTCAGAGATGATGTCAACAACGAAGTGACAAAATTAGTTGGAGAACAGTTACAGAAACAATTTGATTTCTTTGAACAGTCATCTGCCGCATCAGGACAAGACTACAAGTTTACAGGTAGAATTGAAATGCTTGACGGTGGCAATGGCGCTAACACTCCAAATGTGCTCGAAACATACGAACTGTATGGTTGCTACTTAGACAACGTTCAGTACGGTACACTTGCTTATGCAACATCAGAACCAGTGCAGATCACAATGTCAATCAGATACGACAATGCGATCCAAACACCAAGAGGCACAGGCATAGGCACAGCAGTGGCAAGAACAATCAACACAGCAGTCACAGGCGGCGGCATCTAATTAACTGATTAATGCTTTTGAAGTTTGGCAACAACCAAACCATTGTTTTGCAGGTCGATGAAATATTTCCATCTCTCAAAAAAGAACGAGGCGGTGTGAGTTCTTCCAAACCTAAACTAAAACTTGAATCAAGAGACTGTTTTGTTTACACTGTGCATGACACAAAAATACATGATCAAATTAACACTCTATTAGACTGTGAACAATCATCAATACATGTGATGGAATATGGTGTTGACCAAC